CATAAATAATAGCATAACTTAACAATAGGAGATTTTATGATCTTTCACCTTATGACCTTCGCACTTGTTCTTCTTAAACTTCTCGGACTGATTTCGGTTTCTTGGTTTATTGTATTTCTTCCATCTATTGCAATTATCGGTTTTGCACTTTTGATGGTTATCCTTGCTTCGATTGGCATTATTCTTGGAGTTACAAAATGAACATTGAAGAAGTTATCAAGACTATTGAGAAACTTAACTCCGACTTACTTGATTATAAGAATTCAAATTATGAACTCAAGAAGAGTTTGGACGAGAGTAACGAAGCAATCAAGTTTCTTCACAAAAAAGACGAAGGAAGAGTTCGTGAAAGTGTAGCACTTCAGCATGAAAATGTCACAATGAAAAGAAAGTTCTACTTTGATAGTTTGGAAGATAAGTCCTACATAAAACAACTGATTTCTGAAGTATTGACTCTCGAAAATAAAAACACATCACTCGAAATGCACATTCGGTGTTTAGAAGGGAAAGAAAAAGATGATCTCGACAGTTCAAATTGAAGATACTATAAAAGATCTTGAGAAAGTTAACACAACAGAATCTGTTTTTTACATTACAATTTTAAAACTTACTCGTCAATGTTCAGGTGTTGTCAAGTTTTACAATCAGTCATCAAAACTTTCAATTATTGTTGAGATGCTTGAACATTCCAACCATCCACTGAAAGGTATTTGCAATTATTACATCAATGAAGTCATAAAAAGCAATGGTTCGCATTGGGATGGGAAATCTGTCATTTCACCTTCATCCACTTTGGGAGAAATAAAATTCTATGGTGAATCTCAACAATCAAAAGTGATCCGACCTGATCCTGACTTGCTTTTGGTAAAGCACACACTTTCAATAAATGAACCTCGATTTGACCAAAACGGAATGTTCATCTAACTTACAAGGTTGTTGAATTTGTGGCGATAAAATTAACACGATTAACTCTATACCAAATCAACATTTGCTTCAAATTCAACAACCTTATCAATCTTTAAACCCTACTTGGTGGTTTGGGACAATAGTCCAATCATCAAAGGTTCTTTTAAAATCTTCCACTTGACTTATGTTAGGTGGATTTTCTGTTTTAACACTTGACTAAATAACTATCATAAGCAACTTAAAAGGAGATTTAAAATGAACTCAACCTCAATTGAAAATGAAATGAATACAATTCTTGCACTAACATCAAAAGTAATGCGAATGGATATTTCACAAGATCTTGAATCTGTCGGTGAATTTGAAGGTGTTACATTTCGCAAAAACGGAACATATTGGTCTAAAAAATTCAAATGTTGGTCTGTCGGATCAATGAAAGACAATGGTTATTTCATTGTAAAGATCAATAAAAAACTTCACTATGTACATCGCATTATCGCTAACTTATTTCATGGGTTAGACTTAACAAGTTCTGAAGTAGTCGACCATATAGATGGGAACAAAACAAACAACTGTGTTTCAAACCTTCGTTGTGTTACTCAAAAAGAAAATGTTCATTTCTATCATCAACTTCAAACTCTTCACAGAGAACACTTGGCACTTGTTGAAGCAAAGTGGAAAACTTCATTGGAATTATCTCAAATTGATCATTCGGATTCTGACAATCAAAGACAGATTACAAAGTTGTATGACAAACAAATTCTTATCAATCGCCATCTTGAAGAACAGAACCGAATCCAAACATCATTTTTGAATGGTATGGTTATTGTAAGAAAACCACTTCCCGATTGGAACAAATAAGATGAGTCAATTTTTCGACTTCTCGAAGTACACACAAGAACAGATGGACATTGCGATTCCAATCGCCACTGCTTGTTTTCATCGCAACCCAAACTATTTGCAACGACTTATCCACTCCCAAGGTGATTCTCTTACAGTTAAGAGTTTTGTAGATGAGAACGGAAGATCGTGTGCAGGTGATCTTCATGGTTTGACTTACGAGATGCTTCTGATTTCTTGTTTAAAATACTCTGACAAAAATCTCAAGCAAGACAAGTTACTTCTTACAATGGCATGGCGAAGATTGATAGAGTATTTCATTTGGAAGAAAAGAATCAAACGAGTAGAGATGAGTGAATTTGTCAAAATTGGTCGATCGGATATTACAGATGAATACTATCGTCATTCGCAAATTCTCGAAGAGATTAACTCTGACGATGAGGAAGAACTAGATGCTGGTATTTGATCTACAAGTATTGCAATTTAAGGCATTTAAATGTTTCGAGTGGTGTTTGTATATCTTTAATGTTATCTCACCCTAAAACCACAACTTGTATAAATGTGAATAGATTGTGAACTATTTTTAAAATAAAAGAGTAGTTTAAATGAAAATCTATAAACCATTATATTGTAAGATGTTAGCAGATTCAGTCCTCGTTGGTAATACAATCGAGGACTTCTGTTTAAAATTGAAAATACCTTACTCGACATTCAAATCTTGGAATCGGACTGAAAAAGAATTTGCCGAAGTTGTTAAATGGGCAATAGGGGTTCGACCTCAAATTGTTGAAGAGTTAAAAGAAGAGAAAAAACAAAAAATTATTAAGAAGGAGAATGAAATTATGTCAGAAAAATATTCAGATTCATTCTGTGAAGATTTAAAAAAGCATCTCGGAAAGGGTCTTTCTTTTCAATCATTCGCAGGTGTTGTTGAGGTAAGTCAAAGTACCCTATACAGTTGGGTTGATATATATCCACGATTTAAACTTGCAAAAGAAATCGGAAATGCGAAAAGACTTCTTAAATGTGAAGAGATTTTAGCATCATCGGCAGTAACAGGAAAAGGAAATGCCAATTTACAAGTGTTTAGAATGAAAAATCTCGGTGATGGTTTGAGTTGGAAAGACAAATCTGAATCGGAAGTTAGTTTAAAGCAAGTTGAATTGATACCTGATTTCGGGGATTTATAAAATGAAGACACAAAAGTTCAAAATGGCATCTCCGAAATATGAACTTTTATTCAGACGAATGCGATTTAAGGTTTTCCATTCGGGTCGTGGCACAGGTAAGTCATGGGCATTGGGAATGGGTGCAGTTTACTACATGACAAAGTGTAAAGTGAGAATTCTTTCTTGCCGATATCACCAAAACTCCATTAAAGATTCAAATCACAAACTCATTTCAGATACAATTGAAAGACTTGGTCTTCAGGATCAATTTACAATCAACAATGATTCAATTGTCAATAACCGAACAGGGTCTGAAATGATCTTCAAAGGACTTTACAACAATCTTTCAAGTTTAAAGTCGATTGAAAATGTCGGAATTTGTATAGTTGATGAAGCAGAATCTGTAACACAGGAAGCATGGGACACACTTATCCCGACAATTCGTTCAAAGAATTCTGAAATTTGGGTTTCATTTAACCCAAGACTTACTTCAGATGATACTTGGAAACGATTCATTAGAAATCAACCACCAAATTGTGAAGTTGTTAGGTTGGAATTGAGTGATAATCCATACATTTCACCCGATCTCATTGCAGAATCTAATCATATGAAAGAAACCGATCTTGCAAATTGGGAATGGATTTGGGGTGGTGAACCTAGAGGGGGTGGAATTCAAAGTTTAGTTCCTCAAAAACTTATTGATAAGGCAAGAGAAAATATGCCAATTGCAGATAAGTCTTTGGCAATCATTGCAGGTTTGGATGTTTCGGGATTGGGTTCAGATCATACTCAATTGATTCGAAGAAGAGGTCAACAAATTCTTTCAATCGACACAATGAAACAAGGTGACACAATACAGGTTACGAATTGGGTTAAAGAAATTTACAATGCACGACCATTCGATAAGATTGTAATCGATGCAAGTGGTTCGACAGGTGTTTATGATCAGATTTCAGAATGGTCAAGAGCAACAAACTTGTTCAAGACATTTAGATTTATCGGTGGGTCAAAATCTCGTAAACCTAAACAATACTTTAACTTAAGGACAGAGGTGCATATTCTAGCAAGAGATTGGTTAATCGATGGACGAATTACTTCTCACCCACAATGGGATGAAATTTGTAAACTCGGTTACTCATTTATTGGAAAAGACCTTGTCAAGTTGGATTCAAAGAAAACTTTGAAGAAATCACCTGACTTATTTGATGCATTTACAATGACATTTCTTGTCGACGATAAGAAAGATGCAGAAGAAGTTGAATTGCCAAGAGTATTTGAATATGGAAATACTAATGTTTGGTGCGGTTGACTTAAAACTTATCTCCTTTATAATGTACTATATATGTTATAAAGGAGATTTTTATGTTAGAAGTTAAAACATTTGAAGGAGTGGAGTTTAGATCTGATGGGATGTTATTTCGATTTGGAGAATGGAAAAGTGGATGGGATAATGCAAAGGGATACAAATGTGTTGAAATAAAAGGTAAAAAGTTTTATGTTCATAGAATAATTGCAACATTGTTTATTCCAAATGACAATCCCAAAGACTTTAATTTGATTGACCATCTCAACCATGACAGATCAGACAATTGTGTTGAAAACTTGCGTTGGGTTTCAAATAGAATGAATAGTCACAATCTTTTAAACCACTCTAAACATGGAGTTGGAGTATATTTTCAAAAACGAAAAAAACCATTTTATGTAAAATTTACAGTCAATGGAAAAAGTAAAAACTTCGGATGTTTCAAAACAAAAGAAGAAGCACAGATTCGCAGAGATGAAGTCATTAAAACACTTTAACATAAATAATCCACATAGTCAAACGATTGTGTGGATTTCTCTATTTTTAAAACAAAAAGGAAAATATTTATGAAATTAGACTTAACAAAACCTTCAGATGAAGACACCCGAAGAAAAAGTTTGAAAACTGAAATTGACGAGAAGTTGTTGGAGTTATCAAACCATTGGTCGGAGCAATACAAAGAGATGCAAAACGACTTGTATTATGTTGGGTCTTCCGAGGGTATGTGGGAAACCACAATGTTCAATGCACGCAAAAGTGAATCTCGACCAACCATTTCAATTCCACTTTCAAATGCATATATTGAAAAAATGTCAAGTTCTGTTCGCACAAACCCACCTTCAATTGATGTAAAAACATCAGATAAAGAACTTCAAGCAGTTGTTGGTGGAATTCTTCGTGGTATTGAATTGAGTTCAAAATCTAGTGAAGCATATGCAACAGGAATCCACAACTCGGCAACCTGTGGTTTGGGATGGTTAAGACTTGCAATCGAAGAAGGGATAGGGGGCAAAGTCATCAAAATTAAATCAGTTTTGAATCCACTATCAATTATGATTGATCCATTTTCAGAGGAAGTTGATGGAAGTGACGCAAAATATGCAGTTCATTTTGGTGCAATGGATGAAGATTATGCCAAAGCAAAATATGGTGATGACATTTGTGGATCAAGTGCATATGGGTCAAGTTTTCAAGTTCCTAATGGTTCTGTAATTGATGTAACTTGTTATATTGTTGTTGATGAGGGATGTAAGATCATTCGATATATTGGCAATAAAATTGTTTTTGAAACAACAGTAACAGGTTTGAAATCAACTTTAGTTTTTCCTGTAATTGGTAATCGCATTGTTACAAAAAGTGGAAGACGATTTAATGGTTTAGTTGCGAAGATTAAAGACTTGAACACATCAGTTAACATCACTTTTTCAAATGTAATGGAGATGGTCGCACTTGCTCCAAAAGCACCTTTTATTATTCATGAAGAAGCGATTGAAGGTCACAAGTCAACTTGGGCAAATGCAAATAGTGGTTCACCTGCTTACCTACCATATAAAGGAACTGACTCACAAGGTAATGCAATTCCAATGCCACAACGACTTGACAATCAACCACAAACTCAAGCACTTCAAGCAGTTGGGGATTGGGCAATTGGTCTTCTCGGTCGTGTAACAGGAATTTCAGATGGAATGCTTGGACAACTTCAAACTGCACAAGAATCAGAAGGAAAATTCATCTCTAGAATGGAAAATGGTTCGGCAGGAACTGCAATGTACATTGATCATTTGACAACTTCAATTACTCAAATGGCAAGGGTAATCATTAAATGTTTGCCAATTGTTTATGATACATTAAGATCAATTACAATTGTTGATGAGTTCGGTCGTTCGAATAAAGTTAAAGTCGATTTAAGCGAATACCTTACACCTGAAATTATTGATATGTTGGATGTTGAAGTTGAGTCGGGTGCGAACATGGAAATGAATCGTAGACAATCTCAAGTTGCGTTACAAACAATCATGCAACAAAGTGGAGATAAAGGATTGGCATTCCTTGACTTATGGGCAGAAACACAAAACCTTCCAAATGCAGATAAGATTCAAGAACGAGTTAAAATGGTTATGCCATCTGAATTCAAACCATCCGAAGGTGATATTCCACCTGAAGCACAACAAGCACTTCAAATGGCAGACAATGCAATTCAAGAGAAAGATGTTACGATTCAACAATTACAAGCAATGTTAGGTCAGTTGCAAGCACAAGTAAACAATCAAGATTCATTGGTTGCCGTTGAAAAGTATAAAGCAGATCTTTCGGCATCAACAACACTTCGTAAAGCAGAAATGGAATATGAAAAAGAGTTGTTGAAAATGGATAACTCTAACTTACAATTAGCAGAAAAACTATCTGCCGATCAACGCAAACAAGTAAATGAATTCATTGCAAGTTTGGCAAAAACTAAAATTGAAACTGAAAATAAAGAACCTCAAATGTTCTCGGACATTCCAAAAGTTCCTCAATATATGGTTGAAGATTTAGTTAAAGCACAAGCAAACATTTCATCAGAACAAGAATAAACATTTACACTTACAAATTAAAACACTTGCCAATTCGGTGAGTGTTTTTTTGTTTAAAACACAATACCTATTTCTAGTGTAGTTAAAAACAACATGATTACGAGATCGTAAAACTCGGTTAAAGGACAAAATATGTCAACAGATATTCGTGACCTCATCACAGTAACAACCTCCGAAACTGTTCCTGTCGTTGAAGTAAAAACAGAAATCTCTCCAATTGTTGAAACGATTCCAACAGTTGAAGTAAAAGTAGAATCGGTTAAGTCTGAAGTTCCCTCGGAAGAACCCAAAGATGATGTGGTGATTGAGAAAGAAAAACAATCAGGAATTGAGAAGAAATTTGCAAAAATGACTGCAAGACAATATGCGAAAGATGCCGAAATTGAGAATCTTCGCAGAGAACTTGAACAGTTAAAAAATCCTCCAAAACCTGTCGATTTAGATTCACTTTCGGTTGATGATCGAATTGCACATATTGCAAAAGAGCAAGCACAGAAAATGTTCCAAGAAGCGAACAGACCTGCTCCTGAACAATCTCCAAGTGATTTAAATTGGGATGCATCAATGCGAAGAGGAATTGAAAAATATCCTGACTTCCTTGAAGTTATCCAAGATTCACAAGTTCCAATGTCAAACCATTTACTTGAAGCAATTAAGAACTCCGATGTCGGTGATGAAATTGTTTATAAGTTGGCAAATGACCAAGACCTTGCGATGAAATTGTCAAAAGTCGATCCAATCACACAAGCAAAAATGTTATTAAAAATGGAAACTGAATTTGAGATTGCCAAAGCACCTATTGTTAAGGTATCACAAGCACCTTCGACAACTGCTCCAATGCAATCTGCACCTGCGGTTTCAAAAAACCCAAACGATATGTCCATGAAGGAATATATCGAGTATCGTAAATCTCGTGGAACTTTAAAGTAATCCACAATTAAAAGGAAAATAAAATGGCAGTAAATTTCATCGCAGTCAATCAACTTTTGGCGAAAAACTCTCTTGCTTCAATGCATAACCAACTTACATTCTTGAAAACAGTTGATCGTCAACTCGATTCAGCATGGGGTGATCAAGTTAATGGTTTTAAAGCAGGTGACACTTATAAAATCAATCGTCCTGCTCAATTCAGTGCAGTTGTTGGTAACTCAATGGCATTCAATAGTGGAACAGGTGAGTTCACTTCTCAATCATTTACAGAAGATCCAATCTTTGTAACATTGTCAACAAATGACCAACGCTTTATCCCTGTTTCATTCAACTCAAAAGAGTTAACTCTTGCAATTGATATGAAAGATTCTCGCATCGGTGACCCAGCAGGTCTTAAACTTGCATCTGTTCTCGAACAAAAATGTATCAATGAAACTGTAACTCGTGGTGGAACTGCATTTATCACTGCTTCACCTGCTGTTGTTGGTCTTGCTGATATGCTCAAAGCACAATCTTACTTGGATTCATTGACTGCACCTGATGGCGATCGTTCATGCTTGATTCCTCCAACTGCCAATGCATCTCTTGCAAATGCAAACTTGTCAATCTTTACACCTGTACAGAATGCCGATGTTTATGCAAAAGGTTACATCAACAAATTTGCAGGTGCTGATTTCTATCGTAGCAACTTGCTTCCAATTTATGCTCCTGTTCCCGGACTTGCAGGTACTGTTGCATCAACAGTTCTTGAAGGTGCTAACACTGTCGCCTTAACAGGTATGACAAACGGAACTTACAAAGCAGGAACAATTATTACATTCGTTGGAAACAAACGAGTTAATCCTGAAACTAAAGCACTTACTTCAATCGATTATCAAATCTCTTTGAGTATTGATATGGTTGTAGCAGGTGGAAACGGAACTGCAACATTTGATGACTCTGCAAAGATCTATTCAAGTGCCGATGCAGGTAATCGTCAAAACATTAGTTCACTTCCTGTTGCAACTGAAGTAATTGCAGTTCTTGGATCAACAACTAAATCTTACTACCAAACTGTTATGTATCATCGTGATGCATTTACCGCAACTGTTGTTCCACTTGTTACTGACCTTCCGGGTGCATTTGCATCTCGTTCTGATTACGAAGGTACTTCAGTTCGTGTAATGTTCCAAACTCAAGCAGGTACAGATACTGTTGTAAATCGCTTTGATGTGATGTCAGTTGGTAAATTGCTTCGTGATCAATATACAGTTCGTGTTTTGAGTGAAGTTTAATCTAATCTAAATAAGAGTGGGGAGTAAAGAACCCCACTCACTTTTAAAAGGAAAAAACTATGACTGCTAAAAAAGCAAAAGAAACTGTTGAAGAGATCAAAGAAGGTTTCGTTACATTCAAACACATTGTTGATATCGAAGAACGAATTGAAGAAGTCGGTTCGGTGATGTTTAAAGTGTTATCTGAATCACCCGATTGGTTAATCAAAGAATAAATTATAAAATCCCCTTGACTTATGGTTGAGGGGATTTCTCTATTTTTAAAACAAAAAGGAAATATTATGGCAAATCAAACCGCACGAGATCTTATTAAATTAGCATACACAGTTTCAGGGGTTTACAATTCAGTTGATTCTATTCCACAAGAAGACAGTGAACTTGCCCTCAATGAGTTGAATGGACTAATTGACACACTTCGTAATGATGAATTGTATATCCCATCGGAATCTGTTTTTACATTCAATACCGAAGCAAATAAATTATCGTACACAATTGGAATCCCAAGTGGTTTAACTCCTCCCGATTGGTCTATCAATCAAGAAATTGTAAGATTGGATTCAATGCGAGTTTTAATAGGAAATACTTGGTCTGTTTTAAGTGAATTGTCAAATAGTGATTACTATCGTGCAAGTCAAAATATCATGGCACAGACAATTCCAACTACTTTCTCATACAATAAAACACGCAATCCATATGATGTGATTTCATTTCTAAATCCACCTTCATCACAATGGCAAGTTCAAATTGCAACACAAGGAATTGTTCCCAACTATACACTTGATGACGAGATTTCATTGCCGAGTGGTTATTTTGGAGTTCTTGAATATGGTTTAGCAACTTTACTTGCCGACATTGCAGGTTTAGATTCGAGTCGTGTTGCATCGACTTATGGTTCAAGACTTTCGAGATTGAAAAGAACCAATTCACAAGAAGTTCCAAAATTGAAAAGAAGCAGTGGTGGTGGAATCTATTCAGTTGGTTCTGATTCTGTACTTTATTCCAATGGAGGTTTTTAATGCAAACTCCCGAAATGGTTGATTTCATTGGTGGACTTTATGAATTGCAAGGAACTTCATTTTCACAACGAAAAGCAATTAACTGTTTTTTACAATCAGGGGAAGGTTCTGCAAAATATAGCAAATTACTTTTAGGAACTCCCGGAACTTCATTGGTTGCGAATTTAGAAGTTGAAGCAGGTGGAAGTAACTTTGGTTGTCGTGGTCTTTGGATGACTGACAATGGACAATTCACAGGTGGAACTCTTTATTGGGTTTTTGGATCTAAACTTGGATCGACTTATAAAGATCCACTTTCAGGTGACTTAATCTCAAATGTTCTTTATGATATTGGATTCTCAACAACTCGATGTTCAATGACTGACAATGGTGCGTATTTGATTCTTGTTAACGGATTTGATATGTACAAGGTTGATATCTTTACAGATGAAGTTACAAGTCTTACAAATGACCTTCCATTTACAAAACCAATTCAAGTTGTTTACCTTGGAGGTCGCATTGTGTGTATCTCCGATGATGATTCAAAAACAACAAAGAAAACATTAGGTCAGGTTCTAAAGAATCAGGTGATTTGGTGGTCTGATTTGGGAATCGGTGGCGAGTCTGTTTGGGATGGACTTTCATTCATTTCAGCAGAAGCAAGTTCAGACCCAATTACATCAATTGCAGTTCGTCAAGGTGACTTATGGGCATTTGGAACAAGATCATATCAAGTGTTTAATGTCACAACAAACTCCGACAGTCCATTCGAATTTGCACAAGGGTCAAGCACTTCAATCGGTTGTAATGCTCCATACTCGGCAACTGCCATTGGAGATAATATCTTTTGGATGGGATCTAATGCAAGTGGTCGAAATGTAATCTTTGCAGGTTCGGGATTCAATTCAGTTCGAATTTCCAATCATGGTATTGAATCCATCTTACAGGAGTTTGGAGATCTTACAACAAATGCATATGGTTTTGCATATCAAGAAGCAGGTCATTTATTTTATTGTTTGACGATTCCAAGTGGTAATTATGTCAAAGAAGGACAAATTCTCTTTACAGAAGGTCGAACAATTGTTTATGATGTACTCACTCAACAATGGCATGAAAGAGCAAGTCGTGAACCATTGACAGGTAAACTTCAGGCATGGCAACCTTTGTTCTCTGCATATGCATTCGGAAAGATCATTGTTGGTAATCTTTTGTTTCCTGCACTTATGGAACTTCGTGGTGATGTTTATACTGATTATTATCCATTATCTTTAAGTGGAACTAAACCGATTTATCGTGAGTTTCAATCAAGTGTGATGTTCAAAGATCTTAAATTGTTTGTTCTTCAAGAGTTTCAGATTGATATGAATGTCGGTCACGCACCTTTAAATGGTTTGAGTTCAAATCCTAAAATGGGATTGCAAATTTCAAAAGATTCGGGAAATACTTGGGGATCTATTCGCCAAAGGGAAATCGGTCGAGTTGGTAATTATGCAGGTCGTGTTCGTTGGGTCAATAATGGATCTGCACGCAATTTTGTCTTAAGACTTATTTGCACTGAAGATATGTTGTTTCAACTTGGAGAAGGCAGAACCCGAACAAATGTTTCTGTTAAACCTTAAGGAGATTTAAATGGCAAAATTTACAACACTTCCAATTGCTTATCCACCTGTCGAACAAGTCGATTTAAGTGGTGCAGTTGTTAGACGAGAAGATACATTTAGATGGACACAGGGTTGGATTCAAACATTATCAATCATTTCGGGAATAATGAATGGTGTATGGGCAAGACGAGAGAACATTTTCACCAATCCTGAAATCGTTGAACAAAACTTAAACATAACTCCATACTCAAGTATAATGCATTTTAAGTTAAAACCAATTTCATCAGAACTTGTTTTGGAATTTGAAATTACATCAAACGGAGTTGTTCAGCAATATGATTTGAGTGGTGTTTTGATAAGAAACATAATTGTAAATGGAAGAACTATTACAATTCCAATAACGGCACAGGAATCAATTTTATCGGGAAGTGTTTTGGGTGTCCCTTAAACAAGGACATCACTCTCGTCAACTTTCTCTATTTTTAAAACAAAAAAGGAAAAACATATTATGTTAGGAAGTCTTATTTCAGGTGCAAGTAATTTAGCAGGAAGTCTTGGAAGTAATCTTTTGGGTGGAATGGGTGATTACTATGCCAAAGAGCGAGCACTTGACGCAATCAATGCACAAAAAGCAGGGCAGACACAAGCAAACCAAATCGGTTCTCAATATTACAATCAACAAATTTCCGAGAGAAATCCCGAAGCGATGACTTATATGAGTGATCTTGGAAAATGGAGAGATGTTGCATCACAAGCACTTCCTCAATATCAACAATTTGATCAGAGTGCATATGGTGTTGATAAGTATCTTGATCCTTCAATGGCATACACACAAGATCAATCAAGACGACAAATCGAACAATCACAACTTGGAAGAACAGGTTTGAATTCAGGTGCTACTGCAAAAGCAATTCAGGATCGTGCTTCACAATTGGCAATGACTGACTTTGGAAATGCATCACAAAGAGCAATGCAAGATAAGCAATTCGGTTACAATGATTGGATTAAGAAATTTGATTCAGATCGTTCGGGTGCAATTGATTATAGATCATCTCTCGGTTCTATTGTTGATCAGTCGGGTCGTGCAAGAGATAATGTAAGTCAATTAAGAAGTGGTCTTGCCGATCAAGGAATGGGAAATGCATTGGCAATGGCAGGTCTTGAAGCAAATCGTCACAACACAATTGGTTCTTATTTGTCAGGTCAATTCAATCGTGGTGGAAAAGCAGTTACTGATCTTTCCCA